CCGCAAATAAAGTAATTCATTTATGATCCATGAATGCTGTAGTTAGAAGCAATGCTTGGATTGTCTGACCCAGTGCCTGGGTTCTGTCCTACAAAAACACCTCCGGTCCCACTTCCACCATTCAAGTCTGTATAAAGTTGATTTAGAGCCGTTGCGTCTAAGTCTTGGTTATGGAGGTCGAAACCGCCTCCGTAAGCATATGAAGTTGTTGGACCGTATGGAGTTCCATATCCATTAGCAGAGGTGAAGGAGATGTTGACTGCACGAACTTCTTCGATACTGCTGACCATGGAGCGGGACCCAACTGGACCACCTGTAAATTTACCGATACTTGGCGAGCCCCCACGTGCTCCAGCATTAAAGACAGCAAGATTAGTGAGGCCGGATATGTCTACGCCAGTGATGTTGTTGGTGCTGTCTGAACCAATATCTATACCGAGGATGTTTCCGCTCGTAGATCCTCCGGATGTGCATGCCGAGACTGTAACTGTTTTTACAGCCGATGAAGAAAGGCCACTCATAGTTGCTGATGCTCCACCCCCAACCGTGTAATACGTCCCGTACTGTGTATGGATTTGCTGAATAACATCCGTCTTACCTGGAGAAGAAATCTTGAAATAACCAGTCGAGGTATTACAAGACACTTTGAACGTGGACTGAGCTGCTGGTAAGTAGAACCTTGCGCTACTATCTGTGTTTGGCGTAATGCCTGTGCTAGGTGCAGCCGGTGTTGAGGACACAGCTGAAGTCAAATTTCCTGTGCCAACAGAATTAACCGCAGCAACCTTAAAGTAATATGTCGTCCCGTTGTTCAAGCCGGTGACAGTGTGAGCTGTGCCTGATGGAGTTGCCACTACAGCAAAACTGCTATCACCAGTATTTTGTTGATATACCTTGTACCCCGTGACGGTTGCTCCACCGTCGCTTGATGGTGCTGACCACGAAAGAGCAACTTCGGTATCACCGGCAGTTGCGCTAAGAGATTGAGGTACTCCGGGAGCTGTCGCTGGAACAGCTGGAGTGGCTGATGCGGAAGACGACAAGTCGCTTTCCCCCACACTGTTTACCGCAGACACCTTAAAGAAGTACTGTGTGCCGTTATTTAAACTACCGACCGTTAGCGTTGATCCCGTTTGCGTGTTTATTAGAGTGTAGCTCGTGTCATCTGTACTTTGATACACCTTGTACGCTGTAAGTAAAGCACCTCCGTTACTGAGAGGAAACGTCCATGAAAGAGAGACTTGAGCGTTCCCGCCAGTCGCAGAAAGACTCCGAGGAGATGATGTTACAGTTGGTCCCCCACCGCCTGCCGCCACCGCCGCCGCCAGACGCAGCTGGGCGCATCTTTTTGTGGTCCATTGCCATGCGACTTAACCTTTAACGCTGACCGTAATAACCGCTGTCCCACTGTTGCAAACAGCCTTGATAAACGGCGAGGCATAAAGAGCGTCTGGAATTGCGTACGCATTAGACGCAGATACGCTAGTAGTTTCGCTTGTTGTGTAATCAGTTCCTGCTGGGTCGTGCATCACAACCCAAGATATCGAGCTTGCACCACTGACTGAATCAACGAATACCGTTCCTCCCGCAGCTGCACCAAATGGAATAACGGGTGTTGTTGAGGCACTTGCAGTAATTGACAACGATGATGTGACGCTACTTAGTCTTTCGATCTTGTTTGGCATTATTTCTTCTTTCTCTTCCAGCGAGGAACGATCTTGTCTTTAACTTTTTCAGTGGCATCACCCACCGATAAATCGGGATTCTTCTTGCGTTCAGCTTTAACCTGTTCGGCAAGAATGTCTGGTGCAATATCGACCTTCTTCTTTCGGGTATCTTTTTGAGGGGGGGTATATTCCACGCTTCCGTGAACTTCAAGATCTCGACGTTTCGCAACATGTTTCACATCATCTACTGAACTAACCCATGCTTCTGGATCGCGATGTCCGCGTTTGTCAGCAAGACCCCCCATATAAAACTTGCCTGAAGTATTTATGCCCGACGCAGTGGCTTCTCGGACCATTCGAGCTGCTTGGTGTGGAGGCATATTATTCATCCACTCCATATTATTTCGCCCCTCCATAAAGGCCCTGTCAGACCCTTTTGTTCCAGGAGGGCTTTGTAATGCGCACATTACAGCCCATTGCTCGGTTTGACCGTCTGCAATCATTTTGTCGTATGCAGACTTCACGCATTGGCTCGATCGGCTTATTTCTGGCGGGTAGTCCCTGTCGAATGCAGCAGTCATACTTGCAGTTCCTGAGGTATTTGTGGAGGAAGTCCTTCGGCAGGAGCCTCGGGTTCAACGCTAGCGTCCACGACAGACTGGGCTTCTTCCGGCAACGGTGATGGTGAATCACCTTCGGGAGGAGGAAGTCCTGGTTGTTGAGGTGGGGCCATTTCTGGGATTAGATACGGCGTGGCATCAAGATCCATGGAATCGGCCCAGTCCATAACCAGAGCATTAAAAGGCTGTACGTTGCCCATTGGTATTAATTGCTGCAAAACAGGACCGAGGGTTTGCAATGCAGTGTTCATCTGTTCAACACGGGTAGCTTTATTAGGCTTGCGAGCACTGCCACTCTCGATTCGATAATCGTACTCATGAGAAACCTCTGATGGATCGAGAGGCATGATGTATTTTTGCCAAGCGTAAACACCGAGAGGACCGAGGATTGTAGCCACGTCTTCTGGCTCTAAAAGCCAACGAGACGCAATGGCTTCTTTGCGAGCCAAGTGACTCATTGCATTTTCTAATTGTTCAGCCATGTCATCTGGACGAACGCTAATTTGCTCAGACTTAACAGATGCTTCTGTTGCTGATCTCATCTGACTAGATGTTAAACCGTAGATCAACTCTGTCATTCCCAGTCTCTTGTCAAGCATGTCAGTAACAGCTGAAATGACATTCCATATTTCGCCGGTAACATCAGGTAGCTGAAATACAGAGATAAGATCGTTTACAGACCTTCCCATCATTTCGGAGACTTCGACAATCTTAAACCCAGCTTCTGACTGACTGAGTATTTGATCTTTAATATCTTGATCGGCAGATTTACTCACACCGATAAGGGTCTCACAGCTAGTAGCTACTCGTTGAGCCAAGAATGAGAATGCCCAACAGAGAAACCTCAGCTCAGGTATTCCTGGCTTGATGTGAGAAATAGGCCAAACGTACCCTGGCTTTCGGTGAAATGATAAACCTGTAAAAGGCCACCCATTGTTTTCGGCCCAGAAAGGTATAGGCCACTGCACTGACCTAAAGAGATTGGGAGGTAATCCTGTCTCTGGATCAACTTCTTCCTGAAGAAGACTAGGCTGAATGTTTAGTGGCTCGTCTAATCCTTGCGCCACCACTACATAGCAGTTGTCTCCAATGCCATCGAAAATACCCCTGACTTCCTTCGGCATGTCTTTTAGACGGTCGCCAATACCAGTCTTCGACCAAATCTTGTAATAAGTAACTAGCTCGTTAGTCTTGCCAACTTGCTTGTAGTCAAGAGCGCTATCGTCCTCAAGTGTTCCTGAACTATCGCCAGAACGACCTGCATTTCTTCCTTGCAGGTTTCCTTTGAGTTTATCCCTATCAACGCCGTACTTTTCAGCCACGACGTCAATAGGATGAACACATCGCCTTGCGCACCACAAGATATCTTCAATCTCGGTAGCATCAGGGTCTAGGATAAGATTATCTACTGAATCCGCAAAAGAACCGACCATACGACGACCATTGCTAAACGTAACCAGCTCCGTCCACCAAACGCCCATTCCTTTGATAATCGCTTCGTCTACAACCCTTCTTGAATGACTTTTTAAGTCAAGCTCGTTTGGAGTGTAATTAAGCAATCTCGCCATGAGCTGAGCAACGGTTGAACGGTTACTCTTGAGCATTTCGCTCTGTTGAGTAGCCATCTCAAACTGTTGCATAGCCATGGGATCATTAGGGTTCATCCCAATAGCTTCTGGCGTCAGAGTAGGGTACTTATTAGGACTAACTGAACGAACCGGGTTTCGGTGATAGATGACTGAAGCAAATAGCTTAACGGCCTCAAAGACTCGGTTTACCTGCATGCGAAAACCGGGAGGGGCAATGGATCTGTTGTAGCCGTACTCACTCTTTGAGTATTGCTCTTTCCAGAACCAATTCTGAGGACCATCAAAGAAGTCCATAGCTTCACGGGCGTCCTCTGTGAACGGTCGCTTGTGCTTCTTGGCTAACTCAATCTTCTTCAACCAGCCTCTAGCAATAGACTTCAGTACATCTTCCGGTTGTTCATTAGACATTCGCTTTTACCTTGCTGCGCTCACTCTTTACGATGTTCTTGACAGTGTCTGCCTTCTTGAGGTCCTTAAGCCAATCGGCAAAGTCCCAGCATCCCCACTCTTGCCAAGCAGGATTTTCAAGAAGCCCTGTATCATTTATGTGACGAACACTGGGTTTTTCGACCCATCCAACATCAGGGGCAAAAACAAGCAAAGAAACCGTACTATTGCCCGGTCTTCGGCAAACCCAGCCTAGCTGCGGGTCGGCTGGATTAAGTGGGTCCAAGTACCAGTAAACACAATCGCCTAAGCGAACTTCTTGATTGGCCTTCATTCTGTAGGTCCTCCTGACCGTGGTCCAAGAAATACAAATCCATCGCCCCCAAGCTTGTTCTTCTTTCGCTTGAGAGCCCACTGAACATACCACGGCTCCTCCTCTTGCGCGAGCATAGGTTGGAC